ATGTTATATGAAGATGAATTACAAAGAGCTTTACAAGAAGATGGTTCTTCATCTAGTTCATTTATTACACCTAAAACTTATTATCCGAGTATATAATGGCAAAATTATCTAGAGGAAAATATGCACAGGCAATATCCGATAGATCAGGTATGGCATTTCCTTATAATGAAATGGTAACTGAATGGGATGGAAGTTTTGTACACAATTCAGAATTTGAAGCTAAACAACCACAGATTCAACCAACAAGATTTACAGGTGATCCTCAAGGTTTATCAAATGCAAGACCAGATAGAACTGAACCCGCTACAGAAAATTTATTACCGGGAAATCCTTTGAGTCTAACTTCAGGATCAAGTACTGTAACTGTTACAGAACCTGCTCACGGAAGATCAACAAATGATACGGTTGTTTTTAGAAATGTAAATGGAAGTCCAGGAGGCCTGGTGTATTCTTTATTTGAAAATACCTCAGGATTTAGTATAACAGTAATAGATACAAATAGTTACAGCTTTAACTGTGGAAGCAATGCAACTGTAACAGAAAATTCAGGAGGAATGTTTGTAACTGCAGGACCAGTTACTCTAACACCATAATGGCTTACACTTTAGCAAACTTACAAGATGACATTAGAAACTATACAGAGGTTGATGACTCTGTATTATCAAATACTATTTTAAATACTATAATTAAAAATGCTGAAAACAGAATCTATAGAGAAGCTGATTCTGATGATAATAGATTTTACGCTACATCAAACTTAGCAGCGGGTAGTAGATATGTTACTATACCTACTGATTTAAGATTTATTCGATATGTACAATTAACAGATTCAAATAATAAACAAACTTTTTTAGAAAAAAGAGATACAAGTTTTATGGCTGAGTATTATAATACTCCAGGAACAGCTTCTGGAATACCTAAATATTATGCTAACTGGGATGCTAATTATTGGGTTGTGGCACCCACGCCAAATAGCACTAATTTAATTACTTTAGCTTATACAAAACAACCTGATTCAATAACCGCTTCACCAGGAAATACACAAGGAACTTATACAAGTAATAAATATCAAGATTTACTTTTGTATGGATGTCTGGTAGAAGCATATGGATACTTGAAAGGTCCTGTAGATATGTTACAATACTACACTCAAGCATATGAAAAAGCTTTACAATCGTATGCGATCGAACAACAAGGTCGTAGACGCCGAGACGAATGGGAAGATGGTGCTATTCGAACTCCTTTAAAATCACCATCACCATAAATAAATTAAGGAGACAATTAAATGGCAAATATAGTACCTGACTCTTTTAAAACAGACCTGCTTGGTGGCGTGTTTGATTTTGATTCTGGTGGATCAACTTTCAAATTAGCACTCTATACATCATTAGGTGGTTTCAGTACTTCAACAACTGCTTATACAACTACTAATGAAGTTTCTTCATCTGGTACAAACTATACAGCAGGTGGAAATACTTTAACTAACAACGGTGTAGCAGTAGCAAGTAATGTTGGCTATGTTGACTTTGCAGATACAACTTTTAGTTCTGTAACTTTAACATCAGTAGGCGCTCTGATTTATAAAGGAACTTCTAATGAGGCTGTATTAGTTTTAGACTTCGGCGGATCAAAAACTGCAACGAACGGTGACTTCGTTATTCAGTTTCCAACTGCTAATTCATCTAGTGCAATTATTAGACTTGGCGACGCGTAATAAAATTTGGAGTAGTAAATGACGGCATTTGTAATTAACGATAGGGTTAAGCAAACCACGACAACTACTGGCACAGGAACGATTGACTTAACTGGAACTGAAACTGGTTTTGAAACATTCGTTGCCGGTATTGGAGATGGTGTGCAAACTTATTATGCAATCGTACATGATGGTACAGCTGACTTTGAAGTTGGTATTGGAACTGTAACGGATGCAGGGACAGATACGCTTTCAAGACAGTCGGTTATTTCATCTTCTAATTCTGATGCGTTAGTAAACTTTGGTGCAGGTGGAAAAACTGTTTTCTGTACACTGCCAGCTAAAAAAACTATTTCGCCAGTCATGGATGCAACACCTTATGTTGTAACCCATGCTTCAACTTTAAGTCTTAATCAAACAATAGATTCTGGAGTTTTAGCAGGACCCGTGACAATAACAGGAACACAAACTATAACAGGAACGGTAGTAGTAGTATAATGAGTAAAATTGAAGTCGATCAAATAGACCCGCAATCAGGAACAACGTTAACTCTTGGAACTTCAGGAGACACGGTTGTTGTACCATCAGGTGTAAGTTTAGCTCCTGGTGGAGGATTAACTCTTACAGGAAACTTTGTAGTTGACGGTGGTACAGTAAAATTAGATGGTAACTATCCAACAGGAACAAGTAATGTTGCATTAGGAGATACAGCTTTAGATAGTGTTCAATCGGGTAGCATTCATAATACAGCTATTGGTAATCAAACAGGAACTGCAATTACAACAGGAGATTACAACACAGCTGTAGGTAGTTGTTCAATGTTCACTACAAGTACAGGATTGCGTAATACATCTATTGGTGCAAATTCTTTATATTCTAATACTACAGGCTGTTGCAATGTTGCGTTGGGAATGAACTCTTTATATGCAAATACAGAGGGAGAAAAAAATGTTGCAGTTGGTAATTTTTCATTACACGCTAATACTACAGCAGATAATAACACAGCTGTTGGATATTGTTCTTTAAGAAATAATACAACAGGAGACAGTAACACAGCAATTGGTTTTGAATCTTTAAGATCAAATACTACATCAGCAGGTAATAGTGCTTTAGGATATGAAGCATTAGAACTTAACACAACTGGTGGCGTAAATACTGCTATGGGTTATAGAGCATTAAAATCTAATACAACAGCATCAAACAACGTAGCAATAGGTTATGCGTCTTTATGCTCTAACACAACAGGTACTAGTAATACAGCAGTAGGTACAGGTTCTTTAGAAGCTAATACTACAGGTAGTAATAATACATCAGTAGGTATTTCATCACTAGATGCTAATACTACAGGAACACAAAATACTGCTGTTGGTCAAGGTGCATTAACACAAAATACAACAGCAGATGACAACACAGCAGTAGGTTTTAACTCACTAGAAGTAAACACAACAGGTACATTAAACGTAGCTATTGGTATTTGTGCTTTACAAGCTAATACAACAGGTTCAAATAATGTTGCTATTGGAAGAAGATCATTAGATTCAAATACAACAGCTTCTAACAATACTGCAATAGGAACAAATGCTTTAACAACTAATACGACAGGTGCAACTAATGTAGCAGTTGGTGCTTTTGCATTTAAGAGCAACACAACAGCAAGTGATGGAGTTGCAGTTGGAAGAAATGCTTTATGTAGTAATACATCAGGTGCAGCTAACACTGCTGTAGGAAACTCATCACAGCAATGTAATCAAACAGGTATAAATAATGTATCTTTAGGTTCAAATTCATTATTTGCAAATACAACACATAACAATACAGCTATAGGCTATAATGCAATGCTTTGTACCACTTCTGGTGCTAGTAATACTGCTGTGGGAACACAATCTTTAGATGCAAATACTACAGGTACAGATAATGTTGCAGTTGGTGTTGCAGCTTTAGGTGCTGCTACAACAGCAGATGAAAATGTAGCAGTTGGACACAGAGCATTAATTGCAACGACAACAGGTTCTGATAATGTAGCTATTGGTAGAGATGCTGGTTGTTCTAATACAACTGGTATTACAAATGTTTACATTGGTCATAATGCTGGTTGTCAAGCAACAACACCAGAGGGAAATACATTTATAGGTCATGAAGCTGGTGGTAACGCAGTAAGTGGAAATGGTAATATTGCTATTGGAATTAACTCTGGTCAAGATGCAGTTAGAAATCTTACAGGCACTTGTACTCATAATATTGTTATAGGTAATAATAGCGCACTAAATGCTTATATTAAAATAGCATGGACAGTTACTTCAGATTTAAGAGACAAAACAAATATTGGAGATGTTCCTCACGGTTTAAATTTTATTAATCAATTGAACCCAATAAAATATCAATTTAAAAAATCAAGAGAAGATGATACTCCTACAGGAAGTGTTAGATATGGTTTTAAAGCACAAGAAATATTAGCACTTGAAGGAGAAAATTCTGTTATTATTGACAGCTCTGATTCTGAAAATTTAAAATATAAAGGCGAAGCATTAGTTCCAGTATTAGTCAATGCAATTAAAGAATTAAAAGCTAGAATAGAGGTATTAGAAAATGAGTAGTATTATAAAAGTAGATACAATCCAGGACCAAGCAGGTAATAATATTATCAACGAATCAGGTGATACTATTACTATTGGTGCATCTGGTGATACTATTAATGTAGTCGGAACACTTCAAAATAACGGTGGAAGTGTAGGCATAACTTCTAAAGAAGGCGGTGCAAATTTTACAAACAGTTTATTAGTAGGTACAGATAGTACAGGTACTTTAGATTCTGCAACTGGAAATACTGGGGTTGGAGTAGGAGTATTTGCAGCACTTACATCTGGAGATAATAATGTAGCTGTGGGTTTAAATGCTTTAAATGCTAACACAACAGCCACAAATAATATTGCAATTGGTCCTTTTAGTTTAGATGCAAATACAACAGGTGGAGACAATGTATCAATAGGAAAAGAAGCATCTACTTCAAACACCACAGGATCAAAAAATGTATCAGTAGGTTTTGCTTCCATGGGTTGCAATACAACAGGCGCTTGCAATACAGCAGTAGGACAAGAAAGTTTATTATGTAACACAACGGCTGGATGTAATACAGCAGTTGGTGTCTGTGCTTTACGTAAAAACACAACAGCTACAAGAGGAACTGCTGTTGGAAGATGTGCTTTAGTATCAAACACTACAGGAGATGCAAATACTGCTTTTGGTGATCTTGCTATGGAAGATTGTACTACAGGAGATTTAAATACTGCTATAGGTGCAGAATCATTAAAAAATTTAACAACAGGTTGTTACAATGTTTCTTTGGGTAGATCATCTTCTGAAAAAGTAACAACAGCTAATAATAATACAGCGTTGGGTTATCTATCTTTAAAAACTACTACGACAGGTAACTCAAATACTGCAACAGGTTTTTGTTCTTTAGCTTTAAATACTACAGGAGAATGTAATGTAGCAAATGGTTACAAAGCACTTAGTGCTAATACTACAGCTAATCTTAATACAGGAATGGGATTTGGTGCTTTATGTGCTAACACGACAGGAGCACAAAACACAGCGATAGGTGCAGGTGCATTAGATTCTAACACTACAGCATCTTATAATGTTGCTATAGGTCAAGCATCTATGGAGGATAATACGACAGGTGCTAGTAATGTAGCGGTTGGAACAGATTCATTAGCTAATAATACAACATCTGGTACTAACACAGCAATTGGTGTTGGTTCTTTATTTACAAATACAACAGGTTTTGGAACAGCAATAGGTTATAGAAGTTTATATTCACAAACAACAGGTAGTGCGAATGTAGCTGCTGGTTTTGAATCCATGTGTAAAAATACAACAGGAGCTAATAATGCTGCTTTTGGGTTAAATTCTTTGTTTAACAATACAACAGGTAATTGTAATATAGCAGTCGGTAGAAATGCCTTATGCTCAAGCACAACAGCCAATAATAATACAGCAGTTGGTCATCTTGCTGGATGTAGATTAAATGATACTGGTGGTGGTAACACCATGATAGGTTACAATACAAAAGGTCCAACAACAGGTAATAGTAATATTATAGTTGGTGCTGATTCTGGAGGAGCAGGTATAACTTCTGGATCCTGTAATGCCTTGATTGGAGTTTCAGCTGGAGGTAATTTAACAACAGGTACTTTAAATATTGCTATTGGTCATGACGCTGGAGTATGTACAACTACAGGAAGTTGTAACATTAGTCTGGGTTATAAAGCAGCAACTAATGCTACTGGCTCAGTAAACACTATACAAATTGGTATGGGAGACGGTATTAATAAATTTCCTGGTGGTGCAGATAACACTATTAAAATGGGTAAAAGAACTGCTAATATTTGTAATAACTTTGCATCAAATGCTACATGGGTTCATTCTTCAGATTTAAGATATAAAAAAGATATTCAAGATAATACAATTGGTTTAGATTTTATAAATGCATTAAGAACTGTAAACTACAAGTGGAAAGCACAATCTGAATTAGATTCATCTTTAGATGAATACGATTCATCTAAAATAACAGCGGACAGCACCGCATTACAACATGGTTTAATTGCTCAAGAAGTAAAACAAGTTATGGATGACCAAGGAATATCCCACGATTTTGCTGGTTGGTCTGAAGATGAAACTCATCCAAATAACAAACAAGGAATATCAGAAGCAATGTTTGTTTATCCATTAATAAAAGCAATTCAAGAATTATCAGAGACAAATAAAGACTTGAAATCTAGAATAGAAGCGTTAGAAAGTAACTAATAAATCGAAAGGAATACAAATGCTTAATACATAC